TGAGAAGCTGGAGTGTTCATTTGCATTTCTTGTTTCATCGTTGGTGCACCCATCGATGATTCCTCACCTAGAACTCGGGCTAATTTAGCTTTCAGTTCATCATAGGATTTATAGTTTTTAGGATCAGTGAATTCACTTAGATCATGCATAGCATTATACGTTGATTCAAGCTTAGCCTCATCACCTCCATAGAGTGGAGACTGTGAAGCAAATTCAGACTTATCATAGTTGCGATATCCTTCAACTTGACGGATCTTCAACTTAAAGTCTGCACCATCCCAAAAATCAAATGGATTAACTGCTTTTTCATCGGCAAACGATGGCTGCATTACATCCATAATCTTATCAAAGATCTTCTTACCGAACTTATAGAGTACAACACGACCTACGTTATGCGGTGCAGAAGGATCTTCTACAACAAGAGCATTGACTACATAATGCAGACGCCGCTTTTGTGCACGTGCTGTTTCTTTATCGGCTTCAATCCCAGAATTCCAGAGTCTGGAATTGAGTTCGCCAACAGGGTCAGGTTGACCAATCGATGTAAGACTGTTTTCGATATACCAAAGACCGGTTGGTCCTTTGAATCCGTGATCCCAATATCTTGCCCATGGTAGGTCTGCGCCTTCTGCTGCTGGGAGGAATCTGAGAACGGCATATCCATTTCCTGCTTTATCTACGGTAGGTTTCCAAATACGATCATCATCATAATTTTTCTTTTCTCCACCTCCAACAGCTTCTGCTGCTTTAACGAGTTGAGAGATATCCGTACCGCGATTGCGTTTAAGTGCTTCGAATGACATTTATATTTTTCCTTATATTGCTGAAATATGAATTATTATAACACAGTATTGCTGTAATGTACATTTATTTATATTCATCTTACTCGAAAAACGCCGAGTCTAATGAATTAGTTTTAGGAAGAAAGTTAAGCTTCATTGCTTCTGCTTCAAGCTTTCCTTTTATAATCGGTGAAATAAACTTATTGACATCTTCTGGTTCAATATCGTTTTTCTCACACAAAAGAAGAACAGCTTCCATATAGCTAATCTTCAATTCTGATACTGTCGACTCGATAAGTTTAGTGAAACGTGTTTTGTTTAAAAATTGAAACTCGATTGTCATTTATCTAATACTCTCAATAGAATTGTATCACCATTTAGTCTACCATTTGGTACACTGGTTTTAGTAGTAAGTGATTTCCATTCTTTATCGACTTGATTTGGTGTCTTACCCAAGACTAAAGGAAGGAAAGCGTCAGGCTTTCTGAGTTTTACTGTCCGACTATTTACTCTATCAATATTCTTGATAGAGGTGCCAGAGATCTCAAATCCTTTTACGTCTTGAGTAATATATTCCGTCAGTGCACGTGTCTTGGTATTGAACGTGTATAGACGGGTACCGCCTACGATTTTAACGGGTGGTATCGACACCAGCTTAAATTCAGTATCTTCTTTCTTATACTGAACCTTCGCCACTTGTTTATCCGCAGCTTTTGGTTGCTTTACCCGCGTTGCACGAGTAGCTTTTGCTGCAGAACGGATTCGATCACAGTCAGCCAACATATCTTGACAGGCTTTGATCCTCCGATTGAGTTCTGGTCTTTTCAAATGGGCATATCCTTCTACTGCTTGATCACAGCGTTTGTGATATGCATCCTCATAATCAAGTAACCAGCCTTCAATTACTTGCCTCACCGGAGCTGCTGCGCTTCCGGCAAGACCGTGTTTCTTAAACTGTTGATATACATCAAGCTCTGCTTTTTCATCCTCTAGCCAAGCATCCTCGAGGTCTGAGAGGTCTTGCATAATAGTCTTACTAATCTTATTTTGCAATCTTTGCTGAGGTGTAAGAGATATTACGTTAGCAGAGTCTTTAAGCTTAGATTGCTTTTCAAAGTAGAGTTCTCTACCGCTTTCGATTAATCCAGTAACATACTTATATAATCCTTCTGCATACTTACTTGATTTCTCTTCGTGTGGTATACCGCCGTTAATCCAAAATGCAGTAGCGCAATAGTGACTCATAGACCAGAATTTGTACTCAGGATTTGCTAGTGCAAATTGTACATTCTTTTTATCGACGTTCTTCTTAATATAGGTCTTCATAGTGCTGATAAGATCTTTACGATCTACTTCAATATGAAAATAAGAAAGAACTGCAGAGAACCCTTTCTCAATAGGAACACCTGATAAACCGGTACGTGCTCTTGCTCTGACTTTAGCTTTTTTACGTTTAACCATTGGCATAGAAATTCTCCTCTTTTCTAATCATGTATATATTCTATCACAGTTTTACGCAAATGTACACAGTTAATTTCACTTATTTGCATTTTTTATCTACGCATGTTTGCAATATCAACAGCAGCATTCGAATCTTTACGAATTGGTACCATATTAGACTTGTGAAGGGTGCCAATCCCAGCGAGCTCATCACCGGTATACTGGTTAGCTTTGCGCTTACCTTCTACTTTCATGATGAGGTCGCTGGTGGGCACAGTCTCGACTACGGTATAATCAGGAAAGTTAGCAACCCTGACTCTTTTACTATTTTTATCGTAGCCAAGAGACTTGAGGAGCTTAGCCATCTTGCGTTCTTCTTCTAGAACTGCCGCAGTCTTTTTAGGAGACTTGTGTTTACGAGTCGAAATAGTAGTCATACCGCGTACGAGGTGCATTGTCATTATCTTCCGTATCCCTTCACTGTCATTTCGTTGATACGCTCTTGTAAATACTGACGAACAATCTTTTGAATCTGATCATATTGACCATCAGTAATTAATTTCATACGCTCGAGTTCACCCTCGAACACACGAACAGCCATCATACGATCACTAGATAAGTTTTCCATTATACTATTCTATCACAGTTTACTGCGTTTGTACACTGTTAATTGCGTCTACAATCACTTTTGCCTCTTCTAGCTCATCTGATTTTAAAGCACTGACATTATCATCTAGTTCTTTAAATGCACGTGTCTCACGTAATTTTTCTATTAAGAATTCATTTTGTTGAATACGTGTTTTAATGACAGCATTTGCAGTAGAGTTCTTATACTCGAGTAGAACATATGCACGATACTGAGTACCATTTTGTACGATTTCTTGTTCCTTCACAGAATAACCAGCAACATCAGCGTCTGCAATAAGATTGCGCGTTACTTGTTCGAAATTGTTTTGAACAGTGGAATCAAAATCAGTTGATCCTAATTTAGTTTTAAACAATTTCATTTGTGATCGAATTCTACTATCTACTCGATCAGCAAGTGTAGTCTTTGCAGAGAGTACTGCAATATCAACCGCTAATTGAAGATCGGGTGTAACTGCAGTACCTACCGCATATACAGCGTCATCTTCTTTAGGAATTTCTGTATACCATTTAGGCATATCATCAATTTGCTGTTCAACCTGAGCTGATTGATACTCATACATTTGCTTAGACATTACTGTTTCTGGTGGCGTCTTATCACACGCAGCCACAAAACCGATAAGGGGAATTAGTGCCAACTTTTTCATTTTATACTCCATTAAGAACTGATACAATATTATCACGTAAACCGGAGCTAACAAACCAATTCAAAACTTCCGGTTGAAAAACAACCAGCGCAACACCGCTGATCACACCCATTATATAACTAATCATCAAAACACTCCTACGCTGATTAGGGTGCTGAATAATTGACTAATACCTTGGTTTTTTTCTTCAACACCAAATAAAAATTCACCAAGAGATCTTTGTTTTGCTTCAACTTCTTTTTCAATCACAATTGCTTGAGGTGGCGATTTGCAATCATATCGAGTTATTGAATTAATCGCACTACCATCATGATATTGAGTCTGTTGAGAGTAAAAACAATCCTGTGCATGAGCACTAGTTCCAATCGTTATCCATAGCAACAGTATCGCGCATCTTTTCACCATAGTATTTCTCCGCATATTGTGGCGCATCTTGAAAATGATTATGATTTTCATCCATTTTTGAAATCATGTCATCAAACTTTTTGCGTTCAGGCTTATCAACCTCATCGACGTAACGTACTACACGAGCAGCACTAGCGGCAAGTCTGGCCCGACGGGCTTTGCGGACAGCAAATCTTTCAGATGCCTCACGAATTGCATCCATACGCTCATCATAAGTAGAGTCTTTAGTAATAACAAAATTAGACATTAAACTTCTCCCAATAACTTTCAAAAACATAGTCAATAATTTCGTCTTTACGATTTTCCATTAAATCGATATTTTCTAGCTCAGCGAGTTGGTGAGCACAAACGACGAATTCTTCAAATGAGTCACAATGAGGAACTGCCTGAATTAGAAGATCTTCGAAGTGATCTTCCATATCCATCATATAAGATTTCATCTTACCCATTATTTTACGCTCCAACCGAAGTGCTCAATAAGGAAGTCGTTACCTTTATCTTCGGCGATAGCAACAGCAACTGCTTCACGAATAGAAGTATCAAGTTTGTTGAGATACTTAGCAGCGGTTGGGATATTAACACCATGGCTTTCGACGATAAAGTTACGAACAACTTCTGCATCGTTAGCATCTTCTTTATACATATCAACCAAATCCATTTCAATAACTTCTGGATCGATAGTTAAGGCTTTAAGATCTTCGATAAGTTTGTTAAGATTTTTCATGGTAAGCTCCTCTTTGCTTTTTTCATTTTATAGATATATTATATACTAAAAAAGCCGAAATGTACACAAAAAAGTGCACGAAGTTATTCAATAAAAACAACCACTTGTAATTTTTTTTCTAAGAACGATAAATATTGAGTAGATGGGTCTCGAATTGTTCTACTTTTTCGATACGGTTTGGCCATAATATATACTCCTTTTCAGGATTTTTCTTTAAATTATTCAATAACGGTGTAATAGCATTATAAAGTTTATCAAGCTTTTCTTGAGTTGTATTAGCCTTAACTTCAACATCACCTACAGTTTTTCGCGCATCTTGTACAGCCTGAAGTTCAGTCTCATCTACTGCTGTAAAGCCAAAATCAAAAAAATCATCAGACACTACCATCTCTCCTCTGATACATATATTGAACAAAGGAGACCCAACCTATGATAGCCCAGAAAAGACCATGTTGTAATCCCTGGCTTATGGTGTATGCGAAAAAACATACAATCAAATAATCATACCATCTTAGCATTGGATCTCCGTAAATGTAGCAGAGCCTAGTTATAGATCTAGGATGCATTCTCCTTTGTTGTTATCCCTGACAGTAGGGATTATCGGGTCTATTAAGCGACCAACCTATCTTTATTTA